GTCTCGTCGGCTACCCCGACATAAAAGTTAGTTCGTGAACCAATATAGGTTACAGGTTACAATAGACCTGCCTAATCTAACTTGAGAATTAAGTCCACCCAATAGGATATCCATCAGTTTTACCTGAATAAACATATATTGATGGTGGGTTAAGGTACCAGAAAAATGAAAAATCTGGGCCTGCTTTGTGATATATATCAACTGTTGGATGCCTTGATAAATTAGCTATGTTATTATCAAGGTTCTCAACAGCGTTAACAGTTGTGTTGATGGCAACCATCGGGTTCAACACGTTCTCAACATTATCATCGAATGCATTCCAAGAAATTGAATTCCAATCATAATTTGAGAAAAGGTTACAACAAGGATTACATGGCAACATGCGATAATGGTTGTAATAAGGAACAACAGCATCAACTACATTTACATTGGTTGGGTTGGTGACAGCAAAACCACCAGTGCCGTTGCTGGAAAACCCAGTGGACATTTTAGCTAAGTTGAAAAACTGTATATTAGCCACAGCACCTACAGTTGATGTAACATCAGACTCTTTAAAAATCCGCCAAGTGTAAGCAGTTTTCATATTGTTGTCGTATGCAACTGCACTGTTTGGAATGATCAGCCTGCTAATACATCTGAAAAACCTAGAAATGGACAAATCTGTAGCTTGCATAGCAGGCTGTGAAGCTGTGGTGCCCAAATCTGTTTGTGCTAGCCTTGCAGTGTACACGTGTGAACCACGCCAACCAACGTACGAAGAGGCCAAATATGCTGTCATAGTGGGAATACCAATGTTCGTTCCAGTAACTTGATCTGCTGCGACAAAACTGGTTGTACCATTCTTAACCATGGCATTGTTCAAAACAGAAAAGGATGTACCACTATCATACAAACTACCAGTCATAAGAGGCAAAGCCGGCGTAAGAAAACTAGAGCTATAACCCTCAATTGAAGTAGGTGTGGACAAAGCTGCACTTGGGGCAACTGTTATGTTAGGTATCTTGTCACTAAAAGCGGTATTGGCTTTCTGACTCCCGCCAAAAGCACAATACCTAGTGTAAAGATTCGTCCTGTGTAAAAGCTGTCTAAACGAACGTGCAATTTCACCAGTGTATATCTCGTTATGATGGCTGGAAACAACTTTGACATCAGCATACGTTTGTTCGTTAGCTTCAGTGCTAAGCTCATTTGATTGCAATGCGTAATTAGACATAGGAATCTCAATTTCTCTAGGGTTAGCAAATTCCAAACCTCCACAATTAATACCGCACACTATGTAAACATTGGCACTAGGCGATGAAGAAGTCAAAGCATTAAGCACAGAAACTATGATAGAACCATTTTGGTTACCATCGCGATAAGCGAAAGTGCCCGGTAAAGTTGGGTTCTTATAAAAAATCCTTTGTTGGCCTGCTGTACACACATGACGAGTGCCACCTGTCTTTAAATAAGCTGTAGGGGCCATGTATGGTACTTCAAATTTAAACTCTGGACATTCAGCTAAGTCCCACACTTTTGTAATCGTCCTAGGCCCGGTATAAGCTGCTGAAGTGTATGAATTAGAGAACCCATCAGGGTCATAAGACACCAACAGGCGCCCGCGGTGAAATTGAGAAGACACTGATGTAAAACTATAAGTGATAGGCCCCGTCCACATGTCAAAAACTGAACCAACTTGGCAACTGGGCGTCATCTGTATAGATTTGACTGCCAAACCTGTAACATCTCCATTATAATCCCTAGATGTATAAACCATAGGATCCACATGCACCATAAACAAAGGCGTGGTGGGCGTGGCTGAAGCGGACCAATCAAAAATCCCAAAAGCAACATCCCTTTTGAGAACATGAGATAAAGCCATGTGATCAGTGCCATCCAACCCAACGGTCCGAGAGTCAACAGTGACTTCATTTTTAGGATCTAAAGCAAGTTTATCGTTCTGGACACAAATTTCAGGCGAAGCAAATGCAGGCATATAATTGATCCTATTAGCGTGGACATCGGCAATAACCGGCGGATTGGTATAACCAAACCACCTAGCAACGCTACCCATGGCTGAAAAAACTGTAGAAGTGGCCATAGCATATGGCCCCACTCTGGGGACAACACTAAGATTGGCTGCTGCTTGGCTAGCCAATGAACAAGCTGTAGAAACAGGTCGCTCAGCATATTCATCACTTTGCAAAGTATATGAAGGGCCAGACAGCTTCATATCCTCAGCCCATGCATAAATTGTAATTGTTATGGGTTGGGTGGCAGCTGTGCCAGCTGTCAATAAATTGCGGGGTGAATAAAGGTTCAAACGGCCTAATTGTTTAACTTCTGACATAGTAGAATCTAAATTGACCCAATTTTTGTAATAACAAAAAGGCAAAACCATCTCACAACCGCGTGAAAACTGAGGATAGAAATAACCGTGCGGGCGACACGAGTTAACAATGAGGTTACCCACCTCAGTGCCACCAGTATAACTGGCGAGAGACGGGTCAGTAACACCACCTGCAAACCTATCATCTGCCCCTGATGTAGGAAATGTGAAGGTTGAGTAATTAAGCGGGTAATAAGACATCATACCTAAACCATATTGGTATGGCGAAGCATTAATAGTTAACTTAACATGCAAAGTGGCCTGCAGGCGGGAAAAACCTTTGAGCTTGGCGTATACTTCAGGATTACTGAAATACAACGACCAAGGATCAAAAGATGTAGCCAAGGATCCGCCCTCAGTCCAATTTTGTGTTAAAATTTTAACAGGTCTCTTAAACCAATCCTGTAGTTCAAAATCAGGTGTGTGGCCCAAATCAAACGATGGGTCATTAAGGGACGAAGTAAATGATACTGGGTCTTGCCCAGCATCCAAAAACTCTGTCAATAAATTGTGTGTATTTGATGTTGCAGCGACCAATGGAAAAACCCCCGTTCATGGTCATAGATGGGGGCCTGGTTCTTAACCAATCAGCATGGGCCTGTCAACCCTATTATGAAGTCCCGACATGGACAATAATAACATACATATATATATATAATATGTAACAGCAAGACTAAAGATCGTCGTACGAGTTGCAATCGCTTCGCAATAATCTTGGTCAGTTTTTATTGGCACGCTATGCGTCTGCCTTGGGATACTGTGCTAACCCAATTGGTTTATTCATTGACAAGATTTGCCTCGCATAAGCGCGGCTATCTTGTCATAAACTGCTTGAGCAGCACCATCACTCTGATTAAGTACTTCATCCAGGCGCGTATCAACTATAGCCCCTTTATAGTACTTGGCCGAGAACCAATCCTCAAAAAAATCATAGGTCAATTCAACTGGTTCAGCAATAGTCCCAGCACTAAAAAAAGTGTCAATTGTCACAGACTCACTCATTTCAAAAAGTTCAGCCACTGATTCAACCAAAATTGCTTTAAGGTCATCATAAGCTTCCCTACCATAGTAATAAGTTTCCTGCAACACGCTGCGCATGGTACTTTTGAGTAATTGAGCATAAGTAAGTTGATCGTGTTCCGTATAAAACTCAAGCGGTTTCATAATCCTCACTTCCTCCAACTTAGCAACACACCGCCCCTTGTGATCCTCAGAAAAGGACCGACCAAGGAAAGTGTAATGTTTGGGGAAAGGCTCAGTCAAAACCATATTCTTAGCAGCGTCCGTGAAAACGACTCCATATTTAGCCAATTTTTCCTGCATAATGATCTGATCCAATATCTTGATATTATGTTTCTTATCAGGTACTACACCAGCCAACAAATCATCACCATAACTGGCAATGCGTATTATGTTCTTCACTACTTCGCGGAAGATCTCAAAAGTAAATGAATCACCCAACAATTCCTTAAGCCGATTCAATATAACTATGTAAACCCAAGTTTTGACCAATGTGCAATTAATTTGCGTGGTCAACGGGTTACCTGAACTATTGACAGAATCAAACTCATGCACGTTACCAAAAAAATCAACTATGCAGTGAGTAAGATTGGCCAAAATGTTATGAGTGGTGTTCAAATCGCTGGTGGTATAATTGCCAGATTTGACGCAAAGCTGCTCATAATAGTATTTGATGGATTCTGACAACTCATCATACAAAGTGTATTCAAAGCCTTGAAAATCACCGTCAAACAGATCAGCTTCACCAGCACGCAAAAAATTGTGTAACTGTTCCCACTGAATAGAGCTAGAATCAATGCCAACCATAGCACCAAAAAAAAAAGGATTAAGAGACATAATACGGCAAATAGTGAACAAATACTCACGCGTGAGCAAAGTGCATTCCATGGACATAACCAAAATGAAACGAATCCTGCCTTCGGCTAATTTTGATGGTTTCATAGGCTCATCCTTAATGACTGCCTCGACCATACATTTGTAGTCACCTTTCTCCATAAGTGCCCGTAGCTCATCTAAAGCCAATTGCATGTCATCATGCAAACGATCAGGTTCACCTGGAAATCTAATTATATAACCCAATTTACCTTTGGCGCCATTGGGAGACGGTTTTTCATTCCAGTACAAACCCGCACTAGTCTGTTTATTAACAGATTCGCCAGCCTTGAGTTTTGCACCCGATTCCTCATCGACAATTCCGTTCAAAGCTTCTTGTGGGGTTATCTTATGCAACTGCTTAAGCACATGCTCGTCAGGGCGCAAAGCCATATCTTCATCAACATCAAGCAACATAGCTTCCACAGCCATGCGGGCGTCAGCACGCAATTGATTACTCCATGGTTGATTTTTGGGTTGGCTATAAGCTTTGGCACAAGCTACTGCCACACCAACACCCACTTGTTTGGTTGTCAACTCGGGTATGACTTTGCCTGAACCAAATGTTTTAAATGGAGTTGCTGAAAAGTTTTTCTTAAAGAGTATGCTCGCCAAGGGTGCGCGTCTAATTTTAGATTTAAACTTGGCACTCTTAATGCGAACTCGTTGGCCAACAAATCGTGCAGAGCCAGTTGGCACAAAAATGCCACCGTTCAACTCCGACACAACACCGGCTATCCAATCTTTAGTCTCATCTTTCATATGGTGTTTGGCGAGCATTGGCGGGCATCTATGTATCATTTTCCAAATAGCAGCCTTATCGACATCTACAGGCATAACAAAATCTGCCTCAGCTAACTGCAGAGTAAAATCCAACGGTTTAACACAATGCTTGTCAGGAACTTCAACAAATAATTGCATGGGTATAGTAAGGCAATCAAAATCTTGCTTGCGCCAAGGCACTATAAGTTTCTGAATAGGATCGTCATCATTTACTCCCATATGCATGCCATATATCAAATAAGGTGTTTCAGAACCTATCTCTCCTTTCAACGCCACATAAGGTCGGCCACAGTCACCAACTTTAGAGACAAAATTGACAGCAGCGACCGCAGTGTGGTTGCTCCCATCGGCATCTGTCATCATGACATAAGGTTTTGTAAGATAACCAGTTGGCCCCCAACCATGGTCAATAGGCGCTGTGCCATAATAATCGCCATTATCAATGCGCGCGTGCAACCCAATAGGAAAAATGCGTAAACCAGCAGGAATATAATCCGTGGTCATGTCACCAGGAATGTCGGCCATATACTTGGTAATATCAGCGTAATCTCGAGCCCTAGGGACATACACGGCAACCATATCCCTCGTGTCGTGATAAAACTGAGTGTTAGCCATAAACTCTTTTTTGTCCATTATGACATCGGCCATGTTGGTGCCAGCACTCTGTATGTGCAAGAGCCAATTACCCCATGCCTGGGCATTTTTCTTAACAACCCCAGGCACACAATGATGGTTAATAATAAACCATTTGTCTTTAACAAATGTGCCTTGTGCGGTTATAACCAACAAATCTCCATCCGCATTTGGTTTCTCTGAAACAAACTTAAAATGCCTCGTAGCTGTCCAAACTTTATTAAAAAGATTTGGGCCTTGGGATGCCTTGCTCTGTTGGGTAAGGTAATTAGTATTGCCTAAAGGCAAAGGTGGTTCATATTTGGCAGCAGTGTCATTAGGATGAACTGGAGAACCTTTAGCAGGCACTGTGAAACTATTGCCTTGCTTATAACCACCAACTATGGTGGCTTCCACTATGTCGTGTTCAGAAAAGTAACTAAAACCCTTGCACAACAAAGTAGTGACACCTATCACAGCTGAGATCGCAGCTAAGTATGATAAAGCCTGCTTGAGATATACCAAAGTCTTCTGTGTGGCTACGCTAGCGTTATCAGCTATCTCTAAGCCACTTTGAGTTGCATTGATTGCTCTATCAACAATAGGCATACTAGAAGCAACAACTCTCGATGTATGCTCAGCATCTTCCAAAAGTTTTTCCAGCCTATTCTTCTTATCAACTACGTAATCGATAGTTTTCTTACCATAATAGAGACTGGCCATAGCAGCAGCCAAACAAACGGCTGGCTTAACAGCATCTTGCCATGCCTCAAGCTTAATTTTGTCAGGTAGCAAATTGGTACTTGCTTGGTCATCCCTAACAATATCTGCAGCATCATCCCATGGCAAAATATCTTGGTCAGCTGGTACATGTGGCGGGCTAGGGACAAACTCAGGGGCTGCTGGATTAGGTGCAAACTGGGTGCCAAAAACTTTTGGCCTATCCATTTTATCAACTAACTGTTCTTGATAAACGTGATGCTTATCAAACTCCTTCCCAAGCCAATCATAAAACAACGCAGAGCACGTAAAAACGTGTGATCTGCGAAGCACGGTTTTCATCTCAAATTCAGGCATTTGATTCTCAAAATTAATACCCTCCTTATAACCATTGACTGTACTAGCTTCATAAACCCAATACTCCCAAAAATCATCGGGAGAATTATCATTGGCAGCAAGCCTACGAGCATAATCAGCTGCAGCAGCTTTGTGACACAATGTGCCACCATCAGTTGCAAATTCTTTTTTGAGTTGGATATGTATTTTCCAATTCCAACGCCTGTCAAATATGCATGCAAACCGATACAATTCACCAGGTTCCAAAGTGGGCAAATTTGTGTTTGCCAAAACCCACATGGGCCTTGCGCTAGTATTTTCTTTTTGGGACAACTCCGCTTTATTAACTAACATAGTTTGGTTATTAAGCAGCTGCCCAACTATCCTACGCATCTTGTCACCGCCCGAAGCCTCGGACAAAGATGAACGCAAAGCGCAAACATCATCTAAAACTATGCCTAAAGTGCCAGATTGATACCCATCCCAAAAATCAGAAGGATTGTCCTGCAAAGTGTATATTAGCCTACCCATCAATTCTTTTGGAACATTAACTTTCTGCATAAAAAACTCGTTCAAATCGTGGGTGAAACCTGTTTTACCTTGAGCTGTAGCACCACTAATGACCAAAGAAAAAGGAACTGGCCTCAAACCATTGACGACATCAGACATGTGCCTAGCCTCCAAAACGATAAATTTAAGCCTAAACTCATCAACCTGTTTGGGTTGTAAATATCTCTTAGCATCACGCCAGCCTTTATCTGCCCCTAAAGTCAATTTGGCAAAATCCCTAAGTTGCTCAAACCTGTTCACCCATGCATTTTTGCGCTTAGCATCCAAAGAAGCCCAAACTGATTCTTCAGCGGCCAATTCGCGCAAAAGCTCATACATAGCATCAACCTTAGTAATGGAATTAACAAACTCAACAAAAGTACAAGCTGTAGGACAAGTAAACCAATTATAAACAAGGCTGTAAATGCAAGTTGCGGCTCTAAAAAGGCCAGCATAAACCGAGTCTGAATCAGTGTATTTACGCATGGTGTAGGCCACTAAAGCATTGGCACCTTCTATGCTAAATGTGGAAAATTTCCCAGATGTCATAGCAGTGGTTGCCAACGCTCCAACACTAACAGCTTTGATAATGTCAGCTATAATTGATTTAGTATTGGCGCCAGACAAAACTTTATCTAAACGCTTGAGCATACCAAACAAATCAAAGCTAGCCTCTTCGTCTCCTGCCTGAAGCTTCCAAACCTGTTTTTCACCTGTCTGCGAACACACATGTTCAAGCACAGGCCCACTGTCACTCATGCCATCAAGTTTTTGACACATTGAGCGATATTCAGCTGTGCAAGCTTTATTAACATTGCACTCGCGAAGGTGATGTTTACCCCCTTCAAAAGCAACGTTCAATGAAGCACCCACAGCCATCAATGCGCCATAGCCAGATATAAGTCCCATATCCTGTGTCCTTAAAAGACAAGCGTAGCGAGACACTATGTCATTTATAATATAAGGATAATATACTTTGGGCATGCTCGCAAATTTCATAACCGTAGTCAACCAAAAGTGCAATGGGCCTTCTAAATAATCTGCACAAGCATGGGCCACTTCAGACCCCGCACCGAGATAAAAATCTCCCATGAGGTGATAAAATTCGCGAGGAACTTGCCCAGCGAACATATGCGGTAAGTCAGCATCATCTCGCCAATCTTTTTCACCAGCTTGTTTAGTGAATTTGCAAGCTTTCAAAACATCATCTATGGCCAAGCCCCTAATGGTCTTGTCCAATAGTTTAATTGTTTTTTTGTCATGATTGGCTGTAGGGTCTTTAAAGTCCAATGACGGCGTAAAACGCAATTCCTTGGCTAAATATTTCCTTTTCTTAGTATGTTTGCCTTGCTTAACACCATTAGCCATTTTAGTAGCATAATGGTCTTCCTTAGGTGGCGCAGGTTGCTCACCAAAGTGCTTGTAGGTGCGACTCTCCTTAACAAAACCAAATTTTTCTTTGTAGCCTGGTTGAAATTCATCGCTACTGGCGTTGGTTGATGGTAGAGTCCAATCTAATGTTTTCTGTTTGAGTTTCACTGGCTGATTAACCTCGG